CCCGTGGTGGCGGGCTGTACTACTGGGATGCAACCGGCACAATCAGCACTCGTGGCGTAGCACTTAACACTCTTGGCGGTACAGTTTCATTTACAAACGCTTCACCAACAGTTGTCACTTCAACCATCCTATACACAGAAGGCGCGGCGCTTCAATTCTCTGGTGGTTCTTTGCCAACCGGTATTACTGCAGGCACAACGTATTACGTGTTTGAAGTCAACGGCCTAACGTTCAAGCTTCTTACAGCGGGCGGCGCTGCTGTTAATACAACCTCTACTGGCACAGGCGCGGTGTCAAATATTGTTGACTGTCCTGTTGTTCAGAACACATTGACAGTGTCGGACTCTTCGCGCTTCATCATTGTGTTTGGCACCAACGATTACGGCGCTACCACAATCGACCCCATGCTGATCCGCTGGTCGGGTCAAAACGATATTTACAACTGGACACCGGATCCAACAAACCAAGCAGGTTTTACACGCCTGTCGCACGGTTCTGAAATTGTCTGTGCTGTACAAACCCGCCAAGAGATTTTTGTGTTGACTGATTCGGCTGCGTATTCTCTGCAATACCTTGGCCCCCCTTACGTATGGGCACCGCAGCTTATGGGTGACAACATTTCTATCCAAGGTCAGAACGCCATTGTGATTGCTTCTGGTGTTGTGTACTGGATGGGCGTGGATAAGTTCTATCAATACGATGGCCGTGTGCAGACACTCAACTGTGACCTGCGCCGTTATGTGTTCCAAGACTTTAATGTCAGCCAAGCATCGCAAGTTATGTGCGGCACTAATGAAGGCTTCAACGAAGTGTGGTGGTTCTATTGCTCTACCAACGCTACGCAGAACGACCGCTATGTGGTGTACAACTACCTAGAAAAAGTTTGGTACTACGGCACAATGAGTCGCTCCGCTTGGCTTGACTCTGGCTTGCGGGATTACCCAATTGCTACAACCTACGATGCTACGGCGGGCACTGGGGTTGTTGTGTACCACGAGAATGGTATCAACGATAACGCCACTGCTACGACTGCGCCTATTGATGCATACATCTCTTCGTCTGAATTTGACATTGGTGACGGCCACAACTTTGGTTTTGTGTGGCGCGTACTCCCAGACTTGACGTTCCAGAACTCTACAAACACACCCGCTGGTAGTACGCCATCTGTAGCTATGACGCTGTATGGTCTGGCTAATTCAGGTTCAGGAGTTACAAGCACTGCCTCACAACCCGTGGCTAAAAGCAGTACGTATGTAATTACGGAAGAGTTTACAGGGCAGATATTTACCCGTATGCGCGGTCGCCAGATGATCTTCAAGATTAGCTCCAACCAGATCAACACTGCTTGGCAGTTGGGTGCACCACGTATTGACATCAGACCGGACGGCAGACGCTAATGGCTGAACTAAACGTAGCCCCACCAAACTTGCCGCTGGCTCCAGCGGAGTATGAGCGCCGGTATCAGGATCAGTTGAACAACATTTTGCGTTTGTTCTTTAACCAACTGAACAACCCCGGTGATATTGGCGGTGCAACGCTTAATTTAAACCCCGCCACATTGCCAACAAGTGCTGACTTTGCTACGCTCAGATCGGGGGATGTGTACTACGACATCTCAGGCGGAACTGCAACAAGCTACCCTCTAAGAATCAAAGCATGATATTATCAAATAACCCCCATTTTGAGAGGCAAAAATGAGCCTTCACGCATTAGCCACCGACATGGCATCCAAGGGTCGCAACGGCGATTCGATGCTTGTTCACATGACCCCAAGCGAAGTGCATGGGTTGCAAGCTTTGGCCATGAAACATGGCGGATCACTGACCATCAACCCCGATACGGGTTTACCCGAAGCTAACTTCCTCAAGTCATTGTTGCCCATGTTGGCAGGTTTTGCACTTGGCCCAGCAGGTTTTGGCCTCGTTAGTTCCGCTATGGGTGCTGGTGCTATTGTGGGTGGTATCACCGGTATTGCTACAGGTAGCCTGTCTAAAGGCTTGATGGCTGGTTTGGGCGCGTACGGTGGCTTTGGTATTGGTGAAAGCTTGGCAGGGTTGGGCGCTGGGGAGTTGGCGCAAGGGCAAATTTCTGCAAACATGCCTACGTTAGCCGAGGGCGCTTCACAAACACAAATAGCAGATTACGCCAAACAAGTAAACGATCTTCGTACTGCTGGACTGCAAGGCGCAAGTCAATTGCCTATGGCAGATAAGTTATCTGCTGGGTTCTCTTCTGCTACAGCGTCTCCTATGGACGCATTAAACTTTGCTAAAGATAACAAGATGGTTTTGGGTGCGGCAGCCGCACCAATCATGGCTGACATGATGGTTCCTACAACCACCAAAGCCTCAACCCCTATGGCCCCCGGAAGAATCCGTGAGAAGCGTTGGGATGGCCGTCAGTTTGTTGATGTTGCCAGTACAGACGCTAATGTGTACAACACCAGTGGGCGTAGCTTCTCTGACCTTTATCGTGGTTATAACAACGGCGGTATCGTGGCTTTGGCTGATGGCGGTGTGCCCGGCTATGCCGCCGGTGGATACAAACCTACCGACACTGAAATTTTTAATTACTTCAAAACGCCCGGCCTTACCGATACAAAGATTGCGCAAGACATGCAGACATTTGGCGTGTCCGCCGTTGACATTGCACGGATTACAGGTACCCAAGGTCAACAAGCCGACTACGAAAAACGTTTTGCCCAAGCAGTAGCAACTCCCGCATCAACCGCGCAAGAATTCCTTGGCGCTACTTCAGATGTTGGTTTACAAAACCAAGCCCTTGCTGACGCACTTAAAGGTTCTGGGCTGTCTGCAGCCGCGCAGTACGCATCAACCCACACTGATATTGGGATGCCAGAAAACGTTTCTGAAACATACGGCGGCTTAAAAGGTTTAAGCAGCAACATTAACTATGGTGCAAACCAACTGTTAAGTCAAATAGGCGCTGGATCATTAACAGGTCAAGCTGCTAGACAACAAGCGTTAACAGAAATGAATAAGTACGGCATGAATGAGGCCGATGTTGTTCGCGCTACAGGTAAAACTTTAGCTGAGTTGTTTCCAGATACTGTAGTTAAGCCACCTGTAGTTGTACCCCCCGTTGTTCCACCTGTAGTTGTACCTCCTGTAATAACTACAAAATCTGGTTACCACCTAGATGATAACGGGGTGTTGGTTCCTAACATCTCTGCAACACAGAACACAACTACAAACGTAGCATCTCCAACCGATTTATACACAGCGCCAGCTTCATCACTACCCGTAGGTGTGTCTGGTAATACAGGCCCATCTCAAATTGGTGGTGGCGCTACGGTTAACCCCAACGGCACGATCACAACTTCACCACGCATTCCCGGTATCCCAGTTGGCGGTTTTACGGGCATGACAAGCTTGCGCGATGCGTACACCAAGGGTGGTGGCAGTCTGGGTTACACATCTCCAGTGCCTACATCACTTGATGCCTTTACTGAACAATACGTGAATAAACGTATGAGTGGTGATTCCAAAGCCGCATACGATTACCTCACAGGTAAAGCTGGCGCGGTATACCCCACCAAGTCTGGCGTTGGTCAAATTTCTAAGCCATACGATGAAGCAGTGCTGGGCTATCCTGCAAGGGGCAACTTGCCGTACATCTACAACAAAGTCACAGGTAAGATGGATCCTAATCCTGATTACGTAGCCCCCGGACGTGATGCCGCAGGTAATGTGACGTACAGCATGTCCTTGAACGATATTAAGAGTTCGTTGAAAGACGCCCCACTGTCTGGCCAAGCTTTGTATGAATGGGCAAAATCCAACAACCTTTCTGCACAGCAGATTGCTGATGCTACGGGAAGAAGCCTGTCAAGCGTTTACGCTGATTTCCGTGCGGGTTCAAAAGCCGCTGCAGCTAAAGCAACGGATGCCGCCAAAGGTGGGGATACTATCCAAGTAACAGATTCTTCTGGGTATGACACACAAACAATCACCGCGACAAAGCAGGCCGATGGTACTTATCAGGGGAACAACGGTAAGAAATACGATGCGTCTGGTAAAGAAATTATGGCCGGTGGTGGTATGGCCGGGTACGCCCTTGGCGGTCTAGGCTCTTTGGGTGGCTACTCTGATGGCGGTCGTTTGCTCAAAGGCCCCGGAGATGGTGTGTCTGACAGCATCCCTGCAACCATTGGCCGCAAGCAACAACCCGCACGGCTTGCCGATGGTGAGTTTGTAATCCCTGCGCGTATCGTGTCTGAGTTGGGTAACGGTTCTACAGATGCAGGCGCTAAGAAACTCTACGCCATGATGGATCGTGTGCAACGTGCACGGGGTAAGACCACAGGCAAAAACAAA